TCTTAAAGTTTATAAAATCCTTAGAAAAATAAAATTATGTACTCGTTTTTATAGATGTATGGATATAAAAATCAAAAAATATGTATTAAAAAATGGGATAAAAGTTATGATAATACCATTAGATACTAAATTAACACACATATCTGCAAATTTCTTACTTGGATTTAATCATGAATCAAAAGAAATCTCTGAATTAACACATTATTACGAACATTTATTGGCTAGACTAACATCGAAGAAGTTTAAGAATTCGCAAAAAGTATCTAATGAAATATCAAGAAGAGGAGGTAATAGTAATGCTTATGTAAGTAGTTATGAAATGTGTGTATATATAAATGGTTTGTATAATGATCTAGAATACTATATGGATATATTATCAAATAGTATAAATAATTTTTATATAGATAAAAAAATAGCAAAAAAAGAGAAATATGCCGTAGTACAAGAATTAAATAATATCATATCTGATGTAGAATATGATTTTGATACTAAAATATTCAAATATTTACATCCTAAGTATTATTATATGCGTGACCAAAAGTATCATATAAAAACAGTTAAAAAGTTTACATTATCTGATGTCAAAAAATTTATTAAAAATAAAGTATGTTCAAAAGATATAGTATTAAGTATCACTTGTCCTTTAAATAAAATAAAGGAAACAAAAAATAATATTGATAAATATTTTGGAAAAATTAAGAGAAATAATAAATGTAAAAGTATATACCCAATATTACAACATTATAATAAAGAATTAAAAATAATACATGTAGAAAATAAACATAATGATAATGTAATTGTTAGGATTTACGTGTATAAAAATATAGAGTTCATGTCAAAAGAAAATATTATATTAGGTTTATTAAAAAATATACTGTTTAATTTTCAAACAGGAATATTTTATAAAATACTAAGGACAAAACTGGGATTAATATATAACGCAGGTATTTCATATGATATAGATATCATGAATTCTAAGGCATCATATTATTATTTATATACACAATGTGAAGCAAATAATTTACCGTTATTAATTAGCGAAATAATAAAAATACTAAGTACTTATAAAATAACTAATAAAGATATTAGTGATTCAAAGAATAGTAATAAGGTATCATATGAAAATAAAAAGTTTTATGATTTAACATCATATAATAATGATTATAAAACTCATATGATATATAATAAAAAGTTTATAAGTAATGAAGAATACTTTAAAATGGTAGATAATATAAGCGCAAATGATGTCAAATATTTTTTTGATACTTTTAAAAACGATATACTAAGTAAAGGAATATTATTTTACTATTCAAGAAAAAACATTAATAAAAGTATTGATAAATATGTTAAAAAAAGTGTAATTAAAAATAAATATAAAATGCTATATATATAGAAAAGAAAATGAATACAATATATTTTTATATGTATTTGACAATAGTTATACTGTCAACATTTACATTTACATTTTTAAGATGTATTCATGGACTAACTTATTTTGACGAATTTTTCTATCCAAATCCTAATAATAATATATTTGAAAATAAGATATATTTAATATCACATATTATAATTAACTTTGCGATTGGATATTTGTTTGGATTTGAAGTGATATTAGGAATGTTAGTAAAAATATCTATATTTGAAGTTTATTTATATTTTACAGAATATTGTGATGTATTTAAAACAGCTAAATTAGCTAATTTAATAATTATAGTAATTTTATCTTTACTGTCTTATACAACAGGAGCTTTAACAAAATTAACATTAACATAGATTAGCCGATATCATGTTCTATTTTAGCCTTAGCATAAGCTCTCATTACATTTTCAGCAGTTGCAATTGGTAATATATAGTCTTTGGCAGCATAAAATTCTGGATTTTTTCTTGAATCTCTATTTATTAGAGATCTTAATGCATTAATATCGTGTAACTTATAATGAACATGAATAACTTTATCATTGTTATCCATTAATTGTAAAAATACAGAAGATACAATTTTATTTATACCATCAGGCATATAAAAACTATTAGGATATATGAAAACATTATTTATAACACCTGAACCAGATATATCAACTCTATTTGGTGTATTCTCGAACGCGATTTCGTTATTAGGAAATGGTAATCCAGAACCAGAATAATTTGACATCCTATCAATGGGATTTGGAGCCATTAATACTATATTTTTGTATTGTCCAGGATTTTTAACATTTCCGGTAAGTTTAATTTTGGAATAATCTTTATAATATGTTACTTTTAAGTTTATATGTTGATCATTAAAAATCATTATTATATCTCTATAATGTATATATAGAATTATTTATGATTTAATTAAAAATAATTTATAGATGTACTCTGGTGCTTGTACCAAGACCAAATTTATTAATTTCAATCTTTTCACAGCTTGTGGGAGTGCATTTAACAACATATCTTTCCGGATACATTGTACCCGGATCATCAAAAGGTCTATTACATGGTGCACAAGGAGCTAAGCGTTCAAATACATTTAATCTATTGCGTTCCATTAATTTTTCGGCATTCTCTTGTAAAAAAACTCTGCTTTCATAGCTACTTTTTATCATATTATTTTTTGATAAATCAGTCATTAATTCAGAATTTACCATGCATCTTGGGCGATAATCAGTAAAAGATCTTCCGTCCGCCATTTTTATTGGACAATGAGGTTTTGGTTCCGTAGTAGAATGAAAACTCATTATTATAATTATCTATACAATTACAATATTTTTTATTTTTGCTTTTTAATATTATCAATAATACGAGATATTAATATAGATTTTGTACCTTCGCAATTTAATGAATAAATCTTGCATTCTTCGCGTAATTTTTCTAAATTCATAGCCTTATATTTTTTACTTAATATCTTATCGTCTTCGTTATTGAAAGTTATATCAGAAGTTATTGATACATTATCATTATTATCGGCTAATTCTATATTAGAAGCTTCATCGGTTTTAGTTATATCTTCTATATGTGAAACTAACTCTAATTCTTCTTCTCCATCATCATTGTCTTCTTCATATTCCTCACCTCCACCTATTTTTATTGACTCTTCATCACATACATCAATAACAGTTATATCAATATTATTTTCAATATCATCCATAATATAATCCTCTTCATCATTATTCTTAGGAATATTGCACACGGTATCATTATTATCACAATTAGTTCTTTTTATATTATTTTTGAATACTTCTTTCATTATTGCATCTGATTTTTCTAAATTTTTAGATAGTTGTTCTGACCTATCTTCCTTTTTAATTATATTAACACGTTTTTCTAATAAGAAATAATTACCTTCTAATATAGTTATTTTTCTCCATAAAAACATCAATAAAAATACTAGTAGCGCAATAACAAATATACTTATATAAGTTTGATTAAATAAGAAACTATACATTATTTATTAAAATTATAACATATTTTGTTTTTCATTTTAATCGCATTATCTATTATTTCTTTCGGGAAATCCTTAATATCTAGCAATTCAATTGCAATACATAAATATGAATGTCCGTTTCTAATTTTATAAGGAAAGTAATATCTATCATCTTCGGGAATTGCATCAACCGATAAATTTATAAATTTATTTGGATATATCTTTTCTAATTCTACTAATTTATGAAAATGAGTTGTTATAATTAAAGATATACCTGATATTTTACTTAAATATTCTATAACAGCATATGCTGTTGCCATACCCTCCATCGGTGGTGTTGAGTGCATTGGTTCATCCATTAAGAATAACCCCTTTTCACCATTTTCATTAATTAGCTTGGCCTTATTTATCATATTCAAACAATATTCTGCTTCTGCCTCAAAATAAGACTTATTTCCCAATTCATCAGATACTCTCATAAATGAATTTATGGTATCATATATTATCATATTGGATTTTAGACTATATGTTATACCAAATGTCTGACTTAATATAACATTGGATAATATAGTTTTCACATATGTTGTTTTTCCACCGGCATTAGGTCCAGTTACTATTATGCTCTTATCTAAATTTATTGGATTACTAATTTGTTCGTTATTTAATATTGGATTTTTAGCTCCCCATAATGTCGTATCATTATTATATTTGGGTACAGACCAATCGTTTGATAGTAATAAATTGTTAATAGAATATAAAACATCTATACCATATATTGTTTTAAGTAAATCTGATAACTGAGTTTTTATTTTTTCGTCTTTCCATATTTTATATATATCTGTCATGCTGTTATTTATATCAATATTATAGAAACCTTTATCAATATTAAAAAAAGGGTCTAATAAAGTTTTAGAAACATTTTTAGTAATATTGAGGGAATGTTTAACAAATTTAACTAATCCGTCCATCTTTTCATGCAATTTTTGTTTCGTGTTGTATAAAAATACAGCGATTTCATATGTTTGATACATATTGTAGAGATAAATACCTACATATAGAAATAGCGTTACAAATTTAGTTAGATCTTGGCGGAAATTACCTGTTGTTCTTAATAAAACAGATATTACATAATATATTGTATTAATATAGCTTGAAAAACTAATATCCAGTTTCATATAATTTTTTAAATAAAAATATGGAGCAAAAAATGTTGACACTGGGTATAATATTGATGTTATTGGTATAAAATATATTTTATACATATGATATGAATCTAATACAAATTCAAAATAATTTATATAACTTATTATGAATGATGATGGGAATAAAATTTCTATTGATGAATTATCGTTAATCTCTTCTGATATTTTATAAATCCATAAAATATCTTCCTCATAATCTTTTAAAATTTCAATATCAATATCATAATCTACAAATGCATTTTGGCGCTGTATTAATAATTCTTTATTATTTATAGGATGTTTAATTAATTTATCAATTAAAATTTTACTACCTTCCAATATAGGTATTTTAGTAGCCCAAATGTCAATATTGGTATCTTTATATACATCATTAGATATATCTATTTTCTGACCTGTTATTATATCGTCGGTAATAATCTTATCCAATATAACATTTTTTTTAGCTTTATCAAAATTAAATAATTCACGGAACTCTTCTATAATTTCTTCATCCATTTTTTAATTATTAAATTATTAAAAAATGATATAAAATCTCGCACTTATAATGTAATAAATGAAAGTAGATAATATTATAATATATAATAAAGGGTTATTATTTACAATTGATAGGGAACCTTTTGAAACAAACGCCAGTGTGTATAAGAGAGGATGGTATATTATCAATAATAAAAATAATGAAACTAATAATAATAAGCTTATTAGTGATTCTATAATAAATATTAATAAAAATAAAGGTATGATATATTAATCATTCAAAGAATTCTTGACTACCACCACCTTTCATTTTTTTAGCTTTACTTTCTGTATTAGGTTTAGCTTTACTTTCTGTATTAGGTTTAGCTTTACTTTCTGTCTTAGGTTTAGCTTTACTTTCTGTATTAGGTTTAGCTTTACTTTCTGTCTTAGGTTTAGCTTTACTTTCTGTTTTAGGTTTAGCTTTACTTTCTGTCTTAGGTTTAGCATTTAGTTGAAATACTTTAACAGTATTTAATAATATTTTTTTAGGAACTCGTGATGATAATTTAATACTTTGAGATAATAGTTTTTTCTTATCCATTGATAATCTTGCACTTAACAATATCATTGATGATATCAAAGGAGTTATATTTGTTCCCCCTGATTTTTTATAATTCATTCTACTTTATAATAAATATTTAAATACAATACATATTGCTATTATTGTTGATATAAAATTCATAAATATAATAAATAGTATAAATGGTATCAAATAATATAATAAATAAATTAGAATAGGTTTAACTATTTCATATCGTATATTTGATTTCAATAGTTCGTCTTTGATATATTCTATTAATATATTTATTATATTATTATTTATATCATCATCATTATTTATATCATCGTCTTTATTATAATCATCGGTATAAAAAGACATTTTTTTTTGTGATATTTGTAATAAGTAATAATTTCCTATTATAATTGTAGTAAATACAATGAAATATACTGACGCGTTAAAAAAATAAATAATAAATAAATATCATTTACCTATAAAGGTATATATATCATAAAGACATATATAAATATCATATATAAGTGATATCTGATTAGTAGTTTTTTTTTCATATACTATTTTTTAGAAAATGTGGTAAGGGCTTCTGAAAAATCCATATTTAGATGATCGTTGCAATAAACATCAAATTGTTTTTTAATTTTAGTTACATCCAATTCTTCATCAATAATATCACTAATATTTGGTAAAATAATATTAAGAGTATTGTAATCTTCATCCATGGTTTCGTTGATATCTACCCAGTTGTAAGTCATTGTTTAATAATATTAAAAAATATACTTAATCATTTTTTTTATAAATCATCACAAATATATTCATGTATTAGTGTTAAATCGTTATTAATTACTTTTTTAAATAATTACCTTTTATTATAATAGTAAATACGATGAAATATACTGATGCGTTAAAAATATATAATAAAAATAAAGATAAATGGTGTTTTCCAAGAAAAGGTTCAGTTGATTATAAAAAGATAAGAATAATTCAAGGTAAACCGGTTGGAACAAGTAAAAAGGTTGATAAGAAGGTTGATAAGAAGGTTGATAAGAAGGTTGATAAGAAGGTTGATAAGAAGGTTGATAAGAAGGTTGATAAGAAGGTTGATAAAAAGGTTGATAAAAAGCTATCTAAAAAGCTATCTAAAAAGCCTAAAAATATACATGTAAATGTTTTTTTAAATGATGTTGTAAAAGCTGAATCAAAAATATCAAAAAACTCTATACATTCTTTTTCGCATAATAAAAAGGATACCAACGTTAAAATATCAAGAAACTCTATATTGAAAAAAAATTCAAAAGCAAATAAAATACAAAGATTCCTTAAAAATAAATTAAATTTAAATAAATTTACACTTGATAACCGTGTTAATTTTTCAAAATATTTACAATCACGTTTAAAGAGTATTAATGATAATGATTGTTTAGAAACGAAGACTTTTAGTGACGGCGAAAAAGGATATACTATTAAAAATATCATTGATTTAGTAATAAAAATAGGTACAGAAAGTGTATATGGTGCCATATATCTTTCAAATATAAAGGAAAGTTTAGGGGGGTATTCAGTTATATCAAAAGTCATGGCAGCATCAAAAGATAATTTACAAGAAATTAATTTAATGAGACAGATAACAAATGAAATATTAATTACCAAGAAATCTAAGCATTTTGCCGCTGTTCATAAACACGCTATATGTGATAGTGTTGTTATAAAAAATTACGATGGTAAGAAAATAATTATGCCCCCTAAACTAAAATTAGTTTCAATTAATGAATTAGCGCACGGAGATTTAAAAACATTAGTAAATAATCCTGTCGTAGCTGGTAATACTAATCTAATGTTAAATTTATTATTTCAAGTATTTATATCTATTGGAACATTTCAAAACTTAGTAAAATACGTTCATAATGATGCTCATTACGGAAATTTTTTATACCAAAAGAATAATGAAAAAGGTTATTACGAATATGAATTTAATGGTAAAAAATACTATTTGAAAGCATGTGGATATAATATGATGATATATGATTTCGGTTTATCTAAAAATATTAGTACATCTGCACAATTAAAAAAAAATGATAATTTTATTATCCAAGATTATTATCGTATAATCCACGCATTTTTATCAAAAAAAAATGGTTGGGGTAATTATTATCATTTGCCCCACGGACAATGTGAAATGAAAGTTAAAAACATACGTGAAAAATTGATGAATATAATGGTAGAATGTAACATGAATAAAATAAATAAAACACCAAAAGATATTTTTAAACATATATTAGAAAATGCATTAATACCATTTTCTCATACTGATATGTTTTTAACTAGCAAACCTAAGGCAAATATAATAAATAGTATTCCATATAAAATTAATTAATTTTTTTT